ATCACAGGCCATGTTATTAACCAAAAGCTTCTGATGGCAATAATTGCAGGTGCGTCCATAAACTCTGTATAGTAATTCACGAACCTCTTCCAACGATATATCAAATTTGACTTCATATTCCTTACTCCTTCTTTTCAATGTAGACCTCAATGTGGAGGACTTTTTCATTAATCTGTGAAATGTTTTTTTAGCAAATGTTCCGTGATGTCTCCTTAATTTTTTACTAAATTTTTGTTCCCAGATAGTTAACCTATTAGGGGACTTTCGTCCCCTTTTAGGTTTGTAGTATTTCTTTTTAGTAGTCAAATTGGTCTCTGAACTTCTTTGCATCTTTTGCATCTCCAATTAAACTATGATTTCCAATACTTTGCAACTTAAGATGTCTTAATAAATTATCCATTTTTGCTTGTAATTTATTATGAGCATGCCAAGTTACATATTTTTCATAATAGTTCTTTTTTCTTCCAAAAAGAACTCTTCTTATCATTTTTTTAAGCATTTCCTACCTCCGTTATCTTATGCGGTTTGAATATACCTATACTAAATTGTATATCGAATTTCCATATGCCTATGAATATTCCTTTTATCATATTATCGTATATCATGCCTATTCTAAAGAACTTTAATATACCAATCATAGCCATATTTTCCAACAGATATATTTGCAATAACCAACCCATTATACCCTCCTTAATCTAAATGATGGAGTCCATTCTACTTCTGTGTCAAATAATTCTCCATCGGTGTTTTTAAATAGCCTAACTGCTCTAGTTTTAGAATTAGATTGTCCATTTAATCCTATAACTTTTCTTGAAGCATTCTCAATTGCACCTGAACCTTTTCCAGCATACAAATCAAGAACTTCATTTCTACTGTATTCTCTGCTTACCTGTGATATTTGAATTACAATCATATCATTATTGACTGCCATATTTGACAATCCATGAGATATATATTTAATCTTTTCGTATTCACCTCTATAACTAACAGGTGTATCTACTAAATCAATATAATCTACAATTACTAATGCTGGTTGTAACTCTCTTACTTTATCTGCTATTTTATCTAATGAAGGAGATATAGTTTGAACCATAACATGTTCTAACCTATCTTTATTCTTCTTGTATAATTCGTCATATCTGTTATTAACTTCTTCTTTTTCTTTTCCTGATACTATTTGTAGATGCCTTCTATGCATATACCATGATGAAAGCTCTAGACTTAAGAATAATGTAGGTATTTGCCAATCAGTCTTTATAGTGTTATTAACAAAGTCTACACCAAGTGCTAAATTTTGAGCAAAAGTAGTCTTATTAGACCCTGTTGGTCCAAAAATAGTAACTAACTCACCTGGATATATTACTGACTCTTTTTCTACTCCTAATGCCCTACCTAGGTCTATAGTTTTACCGCTGAAATCAGTAGTCAAACGTTCATGTAATTCTCCTTGCATTTCATCTGAAGATTTAATATCTATTAAATAATCTTTTCTTTCAAAGAACATACATTGAGTTTTACAATGTTCTTTCATTATAGTATCTTGACATCCATATTTATAATTTCTGTTATAAACATTTTCGACCATTTCCATGATTTTATTTTCATTCATGCTTTTATTATTCCAATGAAGCATCATTACTTTAGCATAGTGACTAGGAATTCCATGTCTTTTAAAGTGACTTATTATTCTCATAGCCGTTATATGCCTATTTCCTTCTGTTGCTCCCTTTTTAAGCATTGATTGAACACATGGAACTATTTTATTTGGTTCAGAAATCTTATTAAACATTTGAATATCAGGAACATCTGTGATAATACTCTCTTCTAATTCGCCATTACCTGTTAATGGATGATACTTAAAGTCAAGTCTATTTCCTTTAGCCATCTCAAGTATTTGCGGTACCTCTAGATTCATAACTTCATCTCTTGTTAAAGGAATCTTATATAAGTTTGTCTTTTTATTTATAGTATGTTGAACTCTATATATACCTGTTCTCATATAAATACTAGAATCTAAATTAGGGACAAGCTTTTTTAATGTTTGCTTTACTATATAAGGCAAATCATTTCCTTCTTTAAAGTTGAATAAAGCACCTGACAAAATTAGATGGTATCCAGAGCCAGAAAAATAGGATTGGAAGCTCCCACAACCAATATCCGCCTCTTCCAGCTCCAAGATAACACTTCTCAAGATGTCTAGAGTTTTTTCGTCTGTATTCCCTTGCTTATCTATATCTATAGGTATTTTATCTATATATCTTACACCAAAGAAATTCTTTAAACTTCCATGTTCTGATACATATTCTACAGCCGTGTCATCATAAAGATATACACTTCTATATAACGAATCTTTACCTACAAAATCTATAAGACTCTCTATGGGAATAATTGTACCTCTATTATGAGGTAAGCCTCTAGCTATCTCGACATATTTCATAGATTAGCTAAACCACTTCCTGACATCTCAACTTTTTCAGGTGTCGTTTCTGTAACTTCTTTAATGTATCCTTTAGATTTCATCCATTGTACATCTTTTTCAAGTTTAGCTTTATTATCATCAACATTCTTATAAATCTTATTCCAACATCTTGTATAAGATTTTCCACCTGGAACTTTAGGAACTTCTTGATAGAAATATCCTAAATAATTAAACTCTGGGTCTGTTCCTGGAATTACAGCACTTAAATGGTTGTCATTAAGATATTGTCCTATATCTTCAATTTTGTCACCATCTTGAGTTTCCCATTCACCTTTAGTGTTAATACCTGCTTCGCATCCTATTTCATCAAAGAATTGATACATTCTTTTTAGAACACTACCACCAGTTATTTCACCACTTTCTTTATCAAGAGTACCTTTAATCTGTAACACTCTTTCAAAATCATTGTCTTTTTGTTTTATTGATGCTTCAATAAATATATCAGCCCATTCAAATTCTGCTGACCTATCTTTAAAGTTTAATAATCCAAATTGACATATTCCAAAATAGTCATTAAATGAACCATTTGATGATTTCGGTTTAAATATCGCCATTATTTCTTCTCCTTATATATAAGATTCCATTTTAATTCGACTTCTTTGCCCCTTAAATGAGGACTTCTACTTCCTGCTTCTAGAGCTTCATTTGACTTAAAAGAAACCATTAGTTTCTTCTTTTCTTCATCTCTGTAAACATATCCTATAGCATCACAATCTGCCATTAGCATATTCTTTAACTTTCCTGTTAAATCTAAGCTTTCTGGTTCTACTATAGCTTTACTATCTACAACTGCTCTAGCCCATTTCCTATGTCCAATAATAATTACATGAGGAAATATCTCTTTAAGAAAATGCACAGTATTCAAGACTTTTTCTCTGACAAGGCCAAAACCTTTACCAAATGCTAAATCTTGTATAGCTGATACACTTTCTTCTTCACAAACAGCACTTTCTGCCCATGTTGCTATTCTATCTATTGTATCTATAGCTACATATTTATACTCGTGTCCATCTTGTGCTTCTTGTAAGATTTTTATCAGTTCTTCTCTGTTATTAGCCGTTTCTACATATCCTTCTATCATATTTGCTCCACCTTCTGTGTCAATTATTAGACAATCATTTAACTGACTTAAAGCTGTAGTTTTACCAACTTTAGGTGCACCATACAACAATAGTGATTTAGGATTTTCGGAGACGGCTTTTCTTTTGACTTTCTTAAGTGCCATACTATTCTCCTATGTTAGTAATAGGCTGGCTCAAATTAGTTTATTTAAACCAGCCCATTATATTACAACAATCAAACTATTTATACAAGGTATTTTTCTCTATGTGTGTTGTGGGGAAATTGAATGACAAAGCGGCTTCATAAGGTTGCTCTGTAAGCACCTTTCGAACGGTATTTGCTATAAAACTTCCTGACATATTTGAACAATAACTTGTAGCTTTCATGTTGCATTGTTCGGAACTCCCCTCCTTATCAGAATACCAAGATTTTTGGTAATTCTTAAGTGTAGGTTTGACAAAAGTGTATTGCTGATAATGTTCAGCACCCATTCTTCCGTCTATGAGTAATCCAGGGTTAAATCCTTTGTATGATAAGCATATTTGCATTGCTTCTAATCTGGATTTCATACTATCAAAACCTAATATGATAATATCTTTTTCATTTGAGTACATAAATGTCTCAAAATACCCTGTCATTTCTGTTACTTCGCAATCTGGATTTATATCCTTTAATAATGAATTTAATGCTGAAGTTTTGTTTTGTCCCAAATGGGAATGCCCATATTGTGAAACACCAATATTAGCTGTTTCTACCATATCAAGGTCGTATAATACAAACTTTTCAGCTCCCATTCTACATAATTGAGTAGCTGCGGAGCTACCTATAGCCCCGCAACCTAATATGTGAATGACATGATTATGTAAAGAATCTATTAAACCAGAAGAGCGTTGATTAATGATACCAGCCATAATATTCCTCCTGTTCATATTCATGTTGAAGTAAAGCATCTCTGTATTCTAACAATTCATTATCCCATACAAATTGAAACTTATCTATAAGTTCAGCTTTATTTCCTTGTGGAATAAGTATTTTATAGTCTGTTATTTTATGTTGGTCTAACATTGATTGAATACCTTTTAAACCCTTTTTAAATTTAGGAAGTGATAAATCTCCTTCCATAAAAGAGTCTACTACTTGTTCAACAGCTTCTTTGGTTTGTTTATGAAATGCTTTATCTTTCATAGCTATTTTATCATGATTTTTCCAAAGATTTCCTTGATTAATATTATTTCTATTCCAATTACCTCTATATGATGTTACAACATTAGGATGTTTGTCTTCACATAATTCCTTATATTGCTTTTTCATATTATCAGTAACTTTAACACCATCTTTTCTAATAATATTAAGATTTATATCATAATGCTGTTCAATATTTAGTCCTGATGCTTTCCATAAACTTACTCTGAATTTATACTCTTGTTTCAGATTGACTACTAATGCCAAAGAAAATGACTCATTTTTCCATGCATCTATCTCTTTTTCATCAGTTCCAGACCAAAATGCTCCCATCGTGTGATGAGAATGCCACCATACAAATTTAATTCCTGGATTTTTATGTTTCATAGCGTATCTCATTTTATAGTCTGCAACTGCATCTCCATCTAACTCTGTATTAGTACCTGTATTCTCTTGTTTTAGTATTTCAACATCGCCAATGATATAAATACCATCTTTATTGGGAACAGCTGTAGCTAGACCAGATATTTCATTTTTATCTTCGTCATATGCTATTTGAGCCCATGATATTATTTCATACCAATCCTTTTCAGGTATACAAAACAACTTATCTAACTCCATTAAATACTCCTTTCTGTTGCCCATTGCAACATTTCTCTTTTAATTTGCTCTTCATTCATCAATCCTTCTATTTCTTCTGTTGATGCTACTTTATCTTCTTCATCAGTATTCCAGTATTTTATCTCATCAAGAATATATTCAAATTGATAAGTACTTTCATATTTCATTACTAATGCGTCAATAGCATCTTTCCAATCATATATCATATATTCTCTCTTTTCATGATTTTCATCTAATGAATTATCAAGATAAATACCAAAATCTTCATACAAAACACTATTTGTTACTGTTTCTTCACTAAAATGCTCTAGCAAAGCTCCTAATATTGATTCAACTATAAAAACATGTTCAGTATTAAGTATTCTTTTCATTTCTCCTGTATATTGTATGAATTTACTACAATCAGTCCTCCAAACACATTCAATGTTCTGACAATATTCAATGAAGTTAACTTTATCTCTATTATGTTTAGGACTATACATTTGAGCATCTTTATCAAATATATGTCCACTTAGTCTTGAGCTACAATTACCAGCATCTCTATTAATTACAGCTTGATATGCTTTACTAAAACTTTTAGGCATACCAATATGTGTTAAATTAAGACTATTATATGGATTAGCATGTTGAGTATTATAATAACCTGCCCATTCTAATAATTCCATTGCTAATACAATAAAGTTTAATTGATGAAATGCATTTCTTATATTATCTGTAAAACTACTAAAACATGCAGTTCCCCATTGAATACTACTTCCATATCCATCTCTATAAGTAGGTTGAGCTACATATGGATGATATGTTGTTTGTCTTGCTCTATAGCTATTTTGATTAGTCATCTGAGCATCATTTAAGCCTGAATATCTAACATTTAGCAAAGAAGGCGATGGTTTGTCTAAATATCTCATCATTTTTCTTAAAGAACAATGAAACATTAACTTTATACCATTTATTGGTATTTTCTGTATCAATGTGCTATCTTGACATACATTTAATTCCCCTGGATTTACATAGCAATCTAAATAAAATGTTGCTTGTCTTTCATTATTTTCTGGGATATATATGTAAGGTGTAAATGATACTTTGCCTCCTGTTGCATTAGCTGCTTGATTAGCTGATTCTTCTATTTTATCACAAAAATCAGATAATTTTACTATATACTCTTCAATATTAACATCATGTGCATAACCTTCTCTTTTTAACATTCGCTTTAACTCTTCGCATTGTTCAAGTTTCGTAGCCATCCAAGATATTCTATACCTAGTATTATCTATTGTTCTAGATAAATATTTACCTAAACCACTTGATTTCTTTTCTAGCATTAATTGCTGTGAAACATACTTCTTAATAATATTAAGTGTTCCAGGTCTCCAATTCCAAGAAGGTGTAACAGAGAGTACAGGTCCTTCATTTGAATAACCTGATAAAACTCTATTACACTCTTCTAATTTGGAAAAGAATTCATCTTGAGGGCCAGTTTT